AAAGACTGTTTCAAATATAATGAGAGAAAAGCAACTTAAAATTAGTGCAGAAGTATTTAATTATTTGCAACAGTATTTAAAGAATAACATTATTGCAGCTATTATTGAAAACAAAGAAATTGTAAATGATCCTTTTATTGAAAAAGAGATCAACTCAATTCAACAAGATATTGATCAATCTTTCGTTTCAGAATATGAAATTGCTGCACAAAATATTCTTGATTATTTAAGACAATCAAGAAATATTGATTTAAAACGTAAAATGGCAGAATTACTTACAGATTTACTTGTTACAGGTACTTGTTACTATAGAGTAAAACCTACAGAAAGTAATTCAAATGTCAATATTGAAATTTTAAATCCTGTTAATACGTTTATAGAACGTAATCCAAATTCTCCTTATCTAGCAGATTCTAAGAGAGTTGTTATTAGAAAATGGATGTCAAGAGAGGATATCTTAAATACATTCAGATCAGAATTAACTACAGAAGCCGCTAAGAAAATTAGAGATATGCAACAAACTGCTGATTCAACATCTCCTACTTATTTGGTTAGATATGTTGGTAAACCTGCTGAACCTAATTTACGAGCGGATAATTTACATACAGGTATTCTTGCAGGACTTGAAGCACATCCAGGATGACCTGGAGATTATGATTCAATAGAACCTATAAAAAATCATCTTATTCCTGTATATGAAGTTGAATGAATTGAAGCAGATTATAAAACTGGAGAATTAACAAGACATGAAGGAGTAAAAATTGGTTCAGAAGTATATATTACTCGTGGAGAATCAAAGTATATTGTAAGAAGTGCAGATTGTCCTAGTAGATGTAGATTATCTGTTAATGGAATGTTTTTCTTAGATAAGAATGGAGATCCATATTCATTAATAGCACATACTATGGACCTACAGGATTAAATTATATGAGTCCTGTATAAACCCCGTGAATTGCTGGAAAACCTTAAATTGAATAATAGTAAATTTAAGACAATCAGCAGCTAAGCTTAGATAGAAATATCTTTGAAAGTTCAACGACTATCCGAAAGGAGTACACTTAAGTAAGTGGAAGCGCGGGGACAAGTTTAATTTAAAATTAATTATAAGTAGTTATGAAATATAATGAAACAGAATTTATTTGAATTAATTTTAAATCAAATTTGTATGATATAGTCTAATCTGCATGGTGACATGCAGCAGTCGAAAAGACGGATATAGATTAACGACCTATATCGAATAAACAATGAAATATGATTTACTTATATATTTTAGAGATAATCTTATTGCTTCTTCAGGAGGAGTTGGAGATTGGATGGATGTTTCTTTTATTCCTTCATTTTTAGGTGAAAAATTAACGGATAGAGTTAAAGCTTGGCAAGCATATAAAAAGAATGGTTTAGCATTAATAAATAGTAAGGAAGAAGGTAGTGAAGGTATGCCTAATACGATTTTTAATGGATTTGATGATACTGTTAAAGTTCAGGCTATTCAAGGCATTCAATCAGCTATTCAAGCTGTAGAACAACAAGCTTCTTCAATTACAGGAGTGTTACCTGAAAGATTAGCTCAATATGAACAGAGAGATGCAGTTTCTAATGTTCAACTTGGAGTTAAAATGTCAGGTTTATTAACTAAACAATATTTTGAGACCATGGATATCATTTATAAAGAAGCTAATTATGATATGCTTAATTTAGCTAAATTAGTATATCCAAATGGTATTACTGGTACTATTGTGTTAGGTAATAAATATTCAAGAATATTTACTGCACTTCCTGAACATTATACACTTACAGATTTTGATTTACATATTGAGGATAGTTCTAAGTCTTTTAAAGATATGGAAACTGTAAAGGCTCTTAATATTGAATTAATTAAAGCTGGAATGTCAGATCCCGATATGGCAGTAAGTATTGCAACTGCCAATAGTATGTCCGAACTTAAACGTTATGTAGCTAAAGCTACTGCTGTTAAGAAGGAAGAAAATAATAGTGTTTCTCAGTTGCAGCAACAACTTCAGCAATATGAACAAAATCTGCAACAGTTACAGAAACAAAATGAACAATTACAAAGGGAATTAGGTCAATCACAAAATCAACTTGAACAAAATAGTCAAGCTAGACTACAACTTGAAGCTGAAAAAGTAGCTATTGAAAGAGAAAAAGTTAAAAACGATAAGGATTATAACGATAAACTTATTGAAACAAAACAGCAACAAGTTCAAATTCAAGCTGCAGAAACAGTTGATACTAATCCTTATAATGATAAAATAAAACAAGTTGTATAATATGAATAAAAAAATAAATATTGATGTAATTGTTAGATCTGATTGTAAATTAATTGCTGTAGATAATAGTGATTATTTAGCTTTAGGAGTAGATTTAAATCAGTATATAATGTTAGAATTCCTATCTTATAATACTGATAAGAATCTACTTCCTAAATCAGTTAAAATAAGAAAAGAACTACATAATAGAGGACAATATTTAACTAGATTTGCATCTGAGTTTATGTTAGATATTGATGGTACATATTCTTATTATAAATTAGTAATTCCTCAATTAAGTTATTTTCAAGATGAAGACGAACCTGATAAATATATTAACCTAATAGATGAATTATTTTTCTTTAAAGGAAAATTATATAAGTCTAATATTACAAATCAGGATGGACATACTTTAGACGAAGTAATTAAAAATTCTGAAGTTATTGTTAACTACAAAGTGGCATACGATTTAGTTCAGGAAAATAAAGCATCACAAACTTTCTATTGTCCAATAAAAAATGTGTTTAGTGTTTGTAAATTACAAAGATGTTTAGTATATTTGCAACGGCAATTACTGTTGAGTAACAGTAAGATATGTAGTTATGATAAATGTAAAACAGATGAAAATTTAAGGAATCGCAGAGATTTCTTATTAAGTGCTATGTATGTGTTTGATTATCTAAAAGATATGGGGAACTTTACAGAAGCGCAAAGAATATTAGATAATTTATCTTCATGTAATTCTTTATGTGGAGAGGAATTAGGTAACATAAATAATAGTTGTGGTTGTGGAAATTCTATATAATGAATTATATAAAATATTTGTTCAAGAGTTAATTAATATTAATATTGGACATTTACCTAACAAGAAATCATTGTTTACAATGAATGAGATTGTTAATGCAATTGATTATATTGAACACGGAAATCCAACTAATAGTGAAATAATTAAAATAATTCAATATTATGAAGAGATCTAATGTTAATGTAATCGTAGAAGATGCAGTAAGCTCACAAGAATATTACAATATGTATAGTTCTAGAGACTTTTATAGAGGCACCTCTTTCAAAATGGCAGGTGCTTGAGCCCCTAATACTCATTATTTTAATGATGAACATATTGTTGATTTTATATCTTACAATGGTAGTTTACTGTATTGTCTAAGAGGTCATTTATCATCAGAATGAAATAAACCTATGTTGATCTATGAAAACGACATAATTATTGGAGTAGAACCAAATCCTTATTGAGCTTTTATCATGGGAAATAGTGGTAAAGGAGAAAAAGGTGATCCTGGAGATATTGGGCCTACAGGTCCATCTGGAGAAAACGGTATTACTCCTCAATTAAAAATAGAAAATGGTCGTTGAATGCTTTCAATGAATGAAGGACAAACATGAGAAGATATAGGACAAGCAACAGGTAATCCAGGTCAGAATGGAACAGATGGAGTAGGAGTAGTTCCTGGAGGTACTACAGGTCAAGCTTTAGTTAAAAAGTCTAATGCTGATTATGATACTGAATGGAAAACTATTTCTGGCGGCGGAGAAATTCCTAATTTTGATGCAGAAGTAGTAAATGTCTCTTCAACTACTCAGGCTAATGCTAATGTAGTTTTAGAGAGAGATATATTCAAATTTAGTTTTGGATTACCTAAAGGAGCTGATGGAAAAGACGGAAAAGACGGTAAGGATGGAACAAACGGAACTGATGGTTCTAATGGAGAAGATGGATTAAGTATTAAGTTGATGTATGCAAAAAGTAGTAGTGTAAATACTCCTCCAGTTGTAAATAAAACAAATACAAATCCTGGTTCTGTATGAAGTACAGTTGTTCCTATTCATACTTCTTATGAAATTATATGGTCAATCACAGCATCTTTTAGAGATTCTACTCTTGTTGGAGAATGGTCAGATCCTGTTCAAATGACAGGAGAAAAGGGACAGGATGCAGTAATACCAAATTGGAAAACATACGTTTATAAATTAAGTGATAGTAAACCATCAAAGCCTACAGGAAATAGTCCTAGTCCATCTGGATGGGAAGATTATCCTACAACTAGTGGCAATTGGTGACAATGTATTGGAACAGTTAATGGGGAGACAGGTCTTGTAACTGAATGGTCAGAAGTAATACCAGTTAACGGTAGAGATGGTCAGGCTCAAGATGGTAAATTTACAGAATTTAGATTTGCCGTAAATACAAGTAATTCAAATCCTCCTACATTAAACGCAACAGTAAGAACTCCTTCAGGATGGTCTGTGGTTCCTCCTGAAAAATCTAAAGATGGATATCTTTGGATGACTACAGCAACTATTAATCCTGATGATACTTTAAATACAAACTGAACTACTCCAGTTGTTATAAGTGGAGAAAATGGAACTAATGGTACAGATGGAATTCCTGGAACTCCAGGAGAAGATGGGAAAACTACATATTTCCATATTAAATATTCTGCTGTTGCAAATCCTACTTCTTCAAGTCAAATGACTGAAACTCCAAGTACATATATTGGAACTTATGTAGATTTTACTCAAGCAGATAGTACAGATCCCTCTGACTATACTTGAGCAAGATTTGAGGGAATCCAAGGAGAAAAGGGGGAACAAGGTATCCCAGGTACTAATGGAGCAGATGGAAAAACAAGTTATCTACATATTAAATACTCTAATGATGGAGGTGTAACCTTTACAGGTAACAATGGAGAAGATCCAGGTGCTTGAATTGGAGTATATGTAGATTTTAATATAAATGATAGTGACGATCCATCTGACTATAAATGGACTAAAATAAAAGGAGAACCTGGAGTTACTGGTGATCCTGGTCCTGCAGGTAAAGACGGAGTTGATGGATTACCTGGAATTGGCATCGAAGTTCGTTACTGTTTAGGAACTACAACAATTTATGGAGGAACAAGTACTCCTGGAACGACAAGACAACCAACAGGTTGGAATTTAGCGGTTCCAACTCCTACTGAAGAGACTCCTTATATTTGGTTTATTCAAGCCAGAGTAAATTATACAAGTAATACTGATAAAGTTGGCACAATTGAAGGTAGCTGGAGTACTCCCACTAAATTAAGTGGAACTAATGGGTTAAATGGAGAGAACGGTTCTAAAGGACAAATAATTTATCCTGAAGGTATTTATAATGTTAATACTGTATATCAAGGAACTGTAGATAAAACTCCTTATGTATATGATTCTAATGATGCTAACTATTATGTTTTAAATATAGTGGGAACGTGGCAAGGAACATTACATAGTAATGAATCTCCAAGTACTGATACAAGTAATAGTTGAGTTAAATTGGATGCATTTGAAGCATTATATACTAAAATTGGAATCATTGCTAATGGTCTTATTGGTTCTGCTGTATTTAATGGAGACTATATGTTTAGTCAGCAAGGGATTGATTCTAGTGGGCAAGTATCTACTCAATACCAGAATTTTAATCCAGAAACTCCTACAGGAGGTGTATTTACTCCAAATATACTATTTAATTTTAGAACTGGAGCTGGACATATGGCTGCAGGAAAAATTAAATTTGGGGATGATGGAAGTGTTGACTTAACAAATATTAAAATTAATAATGCACTTATTCAAAATACTAAACAATATACACTGACTCAATCATCTGATCCACATGTATTAGATTCATTGTACTCAGAAATTGTATATTCTCCAACCATACATGAAGATGTAATACTTAAAATAGATGCTTCTAAATATCAATTAAATATTGATGGTTCATATTCTGGTGCAATTTATAACAAGTCGGATAAACAATTATTTGTATACCCATTTGATAATGGCCATGATGATGAATCTATTAAAATTTGTGGATATTACAATGGTAGGCTATTATTCTCTTATGATGAACCAATTCTTTTTAATGCTTCCCAAATTTTGCTTCCTGCAGGAGGTGTAGTAGAATTTAAATTCGTTCCATCCTCAATAGTAAGTAACTACTATGTTGGAACAATTTGGGTAGAAAATACATCAGATTTTGAGCTGAAAACATGAAAGCAAAATGGAACACTACGTTCAGATCTTTATTATAGAAGTTATGATGATTATAATAGTGATTCGTTTTTAGCATGTGGAGAAGTCTATTTTAATTCATCTGGTGTGCCATCTTTATCTTCTTTTTATAGGTGTAGAACTGACTTAGTATTAACTGTGAGTCAATCTGGAAATTTTGCTGCAAATTTAAATTTAACAAGTATTTATCCTGGTAGAACTCTATCAATAACTACTGTAGCTATTTCACAACCTATATGAGATGGGGCTTTGTTAAAAATGTTCTATGGTTCAGCAAGAGGCAGGATTAATGGAGCTTTTTTAGATATAAGAACTGCAGACGGTAAAGTACCAACAACAAGTATTAGTGTTCCATTTTTAATATTAGGATCAAAATAATAAGCTATGAAAAAAAATAATATATTACCTACTATAGATCTACAAAATTCAAGAGAGTATTCTGGAGCTTATAATTCAAGAGATTTCTATAAGGGAACCTCCTTTAAGATGGCAGGAGAATGAATAACAAACACTCACTATTTCAATGACGAATATATTGTAGATTTTGTATCATTTGAAGGAGCTTTATTGTCTTGCGTTAGAAGTCATACATCATCTTCGTTAAATATGCCTGAATTAGTTCGAGAAAACGATAAAATCATTGGTATTAAACCAAATCTTTTCTGAGCTTTTGTAATGGCGGGAGTTGAAGGACCTACAGGAAAAGTATGAGTTCCAGAGATTAATAACGGAATACTTTCTTGAAAAGAAAGTAATACTCCTCCAAGTTCAACCTCAATAAGTGATCTTAAAGGCCCCGCTGGAGATACTCCTATTATCGGCATTAAAAAGGATACATCTAATAATCATTATTATTGAACAGTATCTATTAATGAAAAAACTGAATGAATATTTGACGATAGTGGACAAAGAGTTTTAGCTGAAGGTTTAACAGGAGCTACTGGAGCACCTGGCATTCCTGGAGAAGACGGTGAAGATGGTATAACGCCTCAATTGAAAATTGAAGACGGATATTGGTTTGTTTCTTATGATAAGAATGATCCACCAAAATCATGAATTAAATTAGGACAAGCCAAAGGTGACAAGGGAAATACTGGAGCTACTGGAGCACAAGGACCTCAGGGACCTAAAGGAGATTCTGGAAGAACACCTGCACTTGTTAGAAAATTTGGAGATCCTGATAATTTAACAGATGATAGAATTCTATGGGGATATTTAGGAGATCCTACTAGTGAATGGGTTACACTATGCTATTTAGAAGAATTAAGAGGAGATAGTATTAAATCAGTTAATATTAGTGATGCAGAAGGTCATTTGGAATTAACTATGGAATCAAGTAAAGTGATTACTTCTACTGGTTCTGTTCTTCCTAGATTTAATGCAGGAACTATTGAAACTGTTGAGTGAGATCAAAATCCGTCATTAGTAATTGATAAAACTAATGCTCCTAGAGAATGAGCTTTAAATGTAAAAGTTCCTAAAGGAAAACCTGCTACAGTAACTGTAGTTTCTGAAGTAGAAAAATTAGCACCAGATGCACAACCTTATGTAACTGATTTAAATCCAGATATTAGTGATGCAAATCTTAAATTTGGAATTCCTCAGGGAGAAAAAGGAGATCCTGGTGATGAAAATATAGCAATCGGATGTCAATCTGATTTTCCAAATAACGAACCAGAGCACGATAAGATTTGATATGATCCTTGTGATGAATCCATGGATGAATATTCAGTTCAAGACTTTTTATACAATTCTTATATTGCTGTTGGTGGTACTCTTACACAAGAACAATTTGAAACTGCTTGAAAATCTTTTCCTAATACATCGGGATTTGAAATAAGATTCGCAAATAGTTTTGAAGAGTTAGGAGATCCAACTGTTGATAAGTTAGGAAAATTATATATGATTCCTGCAACATCGACAGTACTTCACGACTTATTTGAAGAATATATTGTTGTTCATTCTCCAAGTACTACAGAAGATGTATATATGTGGGAAAAATGAGGAAGTGGACAAATAACCGTAGATTTAAAGGATTATTATACTAAGAGTGAAATGGATCAACAGATACAAAAATTAGAAGATAAAATTGAAGAGGTTTCCTCTACAATTTGAAATGATGTTAACAATTAGTTTTTAAAACATGGCTAATAGTGTTGTAAAATTTTATAGAGGTCTAGCAGCTTCATATAATTCTATTACACATGCTGATGGTATTTATTTTGCTACTGATACTAAGAAAATTATTATGAATAACGCCGAGTATGGTGGTGATTCTAATAAGAAAGTATCAGATGTAGCATTAAATGCCAATGCTAATGGAATTGTAATTACATATACAGATTCCACCTCTACAACTTTGTTACTAGGTAAAGCTACAGTTACTGCAGACGGTCTTATGTCTAAGGAAGATAAAACTAAACTTGATAGTTTAGATCCTACAGCAAGTGGTTCTTATGAGTCTTCATTAGATCCTACAGTAGCAACTGTAGAGAAACTTGGAGGTATTGATGCTGGTACAACTGTAGCACAGCTTACAGGTAAGAGTTATAATGAGATCTTTGATACTCTTATCTTCCCAACAGTTAACCCCACATTTACTGTTCCTTCTGCAAGTATCTCTTTAAAGAGTTATCAGAATGTTCAGGAAATTGGAGCAAATGCTCCTACTGCGGCAAACTTTAATGTAAGTTTTAATGCAGGTGCGATTACTCTAGCAGGAAAAAAACAAAACAATAGAGCTGGTGCACAGGATATGGAAGCTTCTAAGATTCTATATAGTTCAAGTAAAGTAGAATCTTTGTCAGAGAAAGTAGTAGCTGGTGCAATGGATTACTACTATCGTGCAGCTTATGCTGAAGGTCCTCAACCTAAAGATTCAAAAGGAAATAATTATCAAACTCCACTTGTGGCTGGAAGTGNTTTCTACAAATGCAATTACAGAAGAGGTTATTAAAGGAATGACTAAAACAGTTTCTGCAAAGAAAACTATTAAAGTTTCTGGTCCTATTTCTGAACAATATATCTGTTTTGCAGCTCCAGCAGGATGGACAGTTTCAAATATTAAAGACAGTAACAACTTTGATGTAACTAGTTCGTATGCAACTAGTACAGTTTCGGTTACTGGTTTAGATGGTCAAGCTGTTGATTACACAGTATATTTATCTGGTAAGATGACGCAACCTAGTACTTACTATGTAAACTTTAACTAATTATGGCAGAATTTTTTGGTAAAGGCATTTCGGTAGGTTCTGGTTTTGACTTAGGTGCGAATCTACCATTAGATAATAGAACGGTTCAAGCTACATTAGCTGACCGTGACTCGATGCCTACTATTCAGTTAGTAGAAGGTCTTTTCGTTTATGTAAAAGAAAATAAGACAGCATATATCCTTAAAGGGTTTGATCCTGATGGTTCTAATAGAGTATGGGAAACTCTTGCAACTGGCACAGTTGTAGAGATTATCAATTCACTTGAAAGTGATAAAACGGATGCTGCACTCTCTGCGGCACAAGGTAAAGCTTTAAAAACTCTTATAGATGATCTGAAAGCTTCTGTGGCTGCAGCTCTTGATTATAAAGGTACTAAAGATACTTATGACGCTCTTCCTACTGAAGGTAATAAGAAAGGTGATGTATGGAATGTAGTTGCAGCTCATGGAACTACTCCTGCTGGAACTAACTATGCTTGGGATGGAACTCAATGGGATCCTCTGGGAGGCACAGTAGATCTTTCAGGATATTATACGAAGACACAAGTAGATGATGCAATTTCTACAGCAAAGACAGAACTAGAGGCTGCAGATACAGCTTTAGAAGGACAGATTACTACAGTTACCAATCAGCTTAATAACAAAGTTGATAAGGTTGCAGGTTCAAGTTTAATTTCTGATACTGATTTAAATCAAATCAGAACTAATAAATCTGATATTGAATCTTTACAAACATCTGTTGGAGGTAAGCAAGACGAATTAACTCCTGGTAATGCAGTTTCAATTACAGAAGAAAATGTTATTGATGTTAAGTTAGATCCAGCTTCAAATGAAGCACTATCAAAATCAGCCGAAGGTCTTAAGTTAGATCTTAGTGGAGTAAAAGGCTCAACTGTAAAAGTAGGAGTAGCAATTACTGGCGGTGCTGAAATTGGGGCAGATCAAACAGTTGCTGAAGGTATGAAAGCTCTTAGTGATAGTATTAAAACTGCTGTTGCAGGTGGCATTACATCTATTACTAGTCCAGATAATACTATTAAGGTAACTGGTGAAGGTACTTCTAGAGGTTTAGCTGTAGATATGTCTAAATTAGTATCAACAAGTTCATCTATCCAAGTTGGAACAGACGGTAAGCTTGATATATTTTGATCAGAAATTGAATAAATAATAATTTCCCCTTCCTCACATTTAGTGAAGGGGGGAGGGGATTAAAATTTAAAAAAATAAACATGGCAACAAATTTAAGTTTTCAAAAAATTGCTACAGTTCCAGCAAGTGGTCTTGTAGTTGGTAGAATTTACTTTGAAACATCAACAGGTATGATTAAAGTAGCAACAAGTGCTACTGCTGTTGATAAATTCGGTGATGGCGTCAAGTCTGCAAGTTGGGATGAGAGTACTAAAACCCTTAAAATTATTAACGAAAGTGGAGAAGCGATTTCTCTAAATCTATCAGATGTAGCCTCAGCTTCTGCAGTTACTACAGAGCTAGCAAAGAAGTTAAATATTGGAGCATCTGGAGATGCCTCAACTGTACAGAGTTATTATGGACTGAAGAAATATACAGATGAAGCAAAATCGTCTGCAATTAGTTCAGCTAAATCATATACAGACACTGAGATTGGCAAAAT